ATTGAGTACTAGGAGATTTCATGAAGTATGCACTTTGCGCACATTTGGAGATGACTCCATGGGCTCTAGTGATGATTCGAGATTTTCAGTGTCCGCTATTTTAAAAGCGTTTGATGAGCTGGGAATACAAGCTACAGATATGCATAAGAACAAAAACTCGAAGGTGAAATTTTACAAACTGGAGGATTTAGAATTTCTGAAACGTAAAGGTAGGTACGATTCGGAATTTGGATGCAGGGTGGCACCACTTGTGGACAGCAGCAGATTTAAGATGTTGTGCTGTCACGTTCCTACCAAGCATATGTCCATAGAAGCCGTGACTGGGCAATGCGTAGATAATTTCCTGTTAGAAGCAACTTTTCATGGGAGAAAGGTATATGAAAAGGAAATAAAGATTATAAAAAAGATCGTGGACAAACACGGTCTTCAACGGTTCTGTCAGACATTAAATCTTTCTTTCGATGACAGATTAAAACAGTGGAAAGAAAAGTACCAAGGAGGCGTATTGGATACCAGCCAGAGAGAAAAGAATTCCTTCTCAATGGTGAGGCTTGCGACTTCCTTTTTGTGGAATTCAAAAAACTGGTTCGAATGGACCGAAGAATATAACAATAAAAATAATACCTGTAGTTCGGTTAGTAGAGCTAAAGACGTAGTAGCGCGGCCTGATAAGGCGACAAACCAAGACCTTTCGGTTTTAAAAAAGGTAGAGCTGGATGAGCTCGATTTCGCTGGATATGTGATGGAATCCGGCGTACAAAAAGAAGAAGTGCTGACTTTCGTGGAGACTCCAGATGAAGAGACGATGCGGATAGGTGGAACGATGCCTGAGATAAGAAGCACTTCAGAAGACTGTTCTTTACAACAATTCTTGGCACGCCCAGTAAAGATTGCTGAATATGCCTGGGGTAGTGCGCTTTTCGCGCAAGAATTCGACCCATGGAACTTGTTGTTGAATAACAAGAGAATAGCAAATAGGATTTCGAACTATAAGTTGTTTCGAGGGACTTGTCATATTAAGATCATAGTAAACGGAAACGGATTCTACTATGGAAAGTTGATGATTTCGTATTTACCGTTTGAACAACAAGATTATAGATCTCAATTCAATCCTCTTGTTGCTTTGAACAGAATTCCTATGTCTCAATGTCCACACGTTTTCTTGGATGCAACTACTTCAAAAAGTTGTACGATGGTGTTACCATTTTTCTATCCTATGGACTATGTGTATTTACAGGACACCGACGCACGTAGATCGTTGGGAAGCGTTGGGTTTTACCAGATAGCTGAGTTGAGACATGCAAACCAAGACATATCTACTACTCTGAGTAATTTGACTATATCTGTTTATGCATGGTTTGAAGATACAGATTTGGCAGGCCCAACGCACTTGAACATACAAGGAATATCTGCGCAGTCCGGAACAGAAGAAGAAAGTGTTGACAAACCAATTTCACAAACGTGTACTGCTGTGGCGTCCGCGATGCAACAGTTATCTATGGTTCCCTATATAGGTCCTTACGCGTTAGCAATAGAAAAAGGTGCTTCGTTGACTGCGACAGTTGCATCTGCACTTGGGTTTTCGAACCCTTTAGATTGTGTAGAACCAGCGCGGTTACAACCACGCATGATTGGAAATACGTGTGTCGCGAACACGACGGATAGCGCCATGAAGCTGTCGTTGGATATTAAACAAGATACCACCATAGATCCGAGTACAGTAGGACTAGGGAGCACGGATGAATTAGCGATACAACATATTGCGAGCAGAGAAAGTTTCATCGCGACATTCGATTGGAGTACAAGCCAGACCATAGGAACTTTGCTGTACAATTTTCGGGTGACACCTATGATGTATACTACAGTGTCTCCGGGAGTCACGAATTATATTTCAGCAATATGTGGGGCTACAATACCGTTTTCGTATTGGAATGGTTCAATAGTATTCAAATTCCAAGTGGTATGTAGTGCAAAC